AATGCAAAGTCAGTCGTCCGTTGGACGAGTTTCACAATGACAGACGCCACGCAGACGGTAAGAATATCTGGTGCAAGTTCTGTAAGGACGAATGGACGCTCAATCAGGGCAAGCCGTTCGATTCGAGCGAGGACGAGCAACAGCCGAAAACCTGTTACACATGCAAGCGAACCCTTCGGCTGGTCGATTTTCACCGCGATAAGCGGCGACCGGATGGTCGCGCTCCGAATTGCCGGGAGTGCGTCAAGACCACCTATCTGCGTTCAGGTCTGCAACGGCCACGTGAGAACGAATTGCGAACCTGCTCGAAATGCAAGACGGAGCGTCCGGTGAGTGACTTTCCCCGCGACCGTAGCCGCGCTGATGGTATCGGCGTGCGTTGCAAGCCATGCGGGAGAGCCGCTTACGCCGCGAACGCCGGAACCATTCAGGCGAAGCACAAAGAATGGAAGGACCGCAATTACGACAAGATGGCGATCTACTGGCAGGATCGATCCGAGAAGCGCTTCTTTTATGCGAGGGCCAAGAACCATTGTGGCTCTGCGGGCGAGCGGATCAATCAGCTGGAACGCACTATAGAGATCGCCAGACTTTGGAAACAACAGCGTGGCGTTTGCGCTATGACTGGGCGGCGGTTGAGCGCCGAGAACGCTCAACTGGATCACATCATTCCCAGAACGAAGGGCGGCGATGACTCCATCAGTAATCTGCGATGGGTTCATCGGGACGTGAACTATGCGAAGCGCGATCTGACTGACGAAGTATTTCTTCAGCTTTGTTTGGACGTTGTGGACCATCGAAAGCTCCAGTCATCCGGTGTCATTGAGTCCGATGACAAGGGACGAAATGGCAACCAACACGTTGTTGACCTCGCAGAGGTAGACACTGCCACGGTTGAGCAATCAGCCGGTGAAGAACGAGGTGAACTCAGCGGAAGCCTACAGCCGAAAGGCCATGGTTACTCTGAGCCAAGCCGCCGCAAGGCGGAAGGTGCAACGACTATCCCGCAAGGGAGTAGGGCCAAGCGGTCCGAAGCGCCTCGCGTCCCATTGGGACGATGATATAGTCTGGTCCCCGGTGAAAGCCGGGGCAGCCCGTAAGGGCGGATTCGGAAATAGCGACTCCGAATTGAACATGGAACGGTCATAACCAACGAGTTACTAAGACGCTTCAAAAACAACTTAGGCTTCAGCGGCGCAGTAGACCATACGTGGAACGATAAGTTCGCGGTCGAAGGCGCCAAGATCGGCGACACGTTGCGGCTCCGCGACCCGGTGCAGTTTGTCGCCGTGGACGGCCCGGCGATGTCTCCCCAGAACGTCACCGAGACCAACAAGGTTCTGACGCTCAACAAGCAGAAGGTGGTGGGTTTTGCCTTCTCGTCGAAAGACCTCACCCTCAGCATTGACAACTTCGCGGCGCGCTATCTCGACTCCGCAGCCGTCGCCCTCGCCAACGCCGTGGACATCGACGGCCTGACGATGGCTGACCAGAACGTGGGCAATCTCGTAGGCACGGTCGGCACGCCCATCACGGTCCTCGACCCGTTCTGGACCGCGGGCGAAATGCTGGACACCAATTCCGCTCCGATGGACGGAGCGCGCACCATGTGCATTCCGCCGAAGATCCAGACCGCCGTCCTGAAAGCGGCGCAAGGGCTCTTCCAGTCCTCGTCGCAGGTCAAGCAGCAGTACGAACGCGGCCGCATGGGGATCATGGGCGGATTCGAGTGGGTGATGGACCAGAACTGCCGCATCCACACCAACGGCCCGCTCGGGGGCGCACCGCAGGTCGGCGCAGCAGGCCAGACCGGCTCATCGCTCGCCGTCACCGGCTTCAGCGCTTCGGCCGCGGCCCGCCTGAACGCGGGCGACATCTTCACGCTTCCCAACGTCTACCGCACCAACCGCGTCAGTGGCGACGTCAAGACGGACCTGATGCAGTTCGTCGTCACCGGCCCGGTATCGAGCGCCGCCGACGGTTCGGCCACCATCCCGATCTACCCGCCGATCGTCACCACCATGCCGGGGCAGACCGTCAGCCAGTCGCCCGCAGCCGGCGCCCCTCTGACCTTCGTCACCGGAACCGCGGGCCAGCTATCGACACAGGGCATCGCGTTTCACCGCCTGGCGTTCACGCTCGGCATGGCGCCCCTCGAAGTGCCGAAAAACATCCAGTTCGGGTCGAACCAGCAGGACCCGGACACCGGTGTCGCGCTGCGCATGGTTTCTATGTACGACATAATCAATGACCTGTTTGTAACCCGCTGCGATGCCCTCTACGGTTGGGCTGCACCGCGTCCTGAATGGGCTTGCAAGGTTGTGCAGTAACCGGCGGTGACATGATTTACGGTCACATCTGAAAGGAGATTGAACAGATGGCAGCCATAACTTTCCCGGTCGTCGTTTACAACACCAAATTCACGGTTCCCCCGAAGGTGGTCGAGACCCAGGCGGACTTCGACGCGCTCGATCCCGCGGAGTGGACCACCATACCGCCGCAACCCACGCCTCCTCCGCCGACGTTCCCGCTGATCTACTTCGACGTGAACTGTCCGCCGATCGTCGTGCAGTCCGCCGACGACCTCAAGCACATCGACCTCAGCCGGTACAAGCGCCTGCCGATCAGCGAGGCCGTCGCAACCGCGGCGCAGGCTAATCTGACGGCCGGCGCATGAAGCCGCCCGTAAACCCGCACTTTCCGCGGATGATGTTTCACCGCACCAGGGACCCCGTTACGGTGAACTCGCAGGAAGAACTCGACGCGCTCGGCGAGGAGTGGTCGAAGACCATCTTTACCGGCGAGGAAGAGGAACGGCCGGAACCGCCTTCAAACCCTGAAGCGGAACCGGAAATTCCCGAAGTGCATCATTCCGCCAACGAAGAACCGCCGGCCGAATCCGCGCCACGGCCGGCGGTTCGCAAACCCTCCGCGCCGCCGCCCCAGAAGGGAAAGCGGCGCGGTCACTAACCCGGACATCACCGAGGCCGAACCATGACAACCGCGACGGACCTGATTCATTCTTCAATGCGCCTCCTCGGAGCGATTGCGGCCGGCGAAACGCTTGAATCGCAGGAACTGGCTGACGCCCTCATTACGCTGAACCAGATGCTGGCGTCATGGTCCGATGAACGGCTGACAGTCTACCAGATCCGCGTCGATACGACTCCGCTTACCTCGGGAACCGCCAACTACACGATGGGGCCCAGCGGGTTCGGCCAGCGTCCCACGCAGGTAGTCGCCGCACGGGCCTATACGGCCAGCTACGGGCGTTCGCTGACGCTGATCGACGTCAACCGGTGGACCGACATCCTCGAACGCGGGGGCGCGATCAACCTGCCGATGAAGGCGTTTGTCGATTACAGCTTCCCCCTCGCGACCGTCTGGCTCTGGCCGCAGCCGCTCACCGGGACACTGATCGAACTCTACACGATGCAGGAATACACCACGTTTCCGGAGGGCGCGGGCCCGAACCCCACGCACAACTTCCAGCCGATGCGCCTGCAATACACCACCACCGGCCCGGCGAAGTTTACGGTAGGGGCGGGTGGCGACGTCCCGTCACCGCGTCCCGCCCGCTGCGATGCGATCGCGGCCAGTGTGAACGGATACCGGCGCATGGTGGAGCTGGTTCCTTCCGCCGAATGGAGCGCACTGCTCGAACCGTCGGGCGCGCCGATCACCGTACCGCTCGAACTGTACGTCGAGTACGGCTATCCGGCGGCAACCCTGCACGTCTGGCCGAATCCGGGCGCGGCCGGATCGCTCGACGTCCACTCGCTGCAACCGCTGCCCCAGATCGCGAACGCCACCGACAATATTGACCTGCCGCCGGGATACGAGACCGCCATCCGCTTCAACCTGGCCGTCGCGCTGCTGCCCGAATACCCGCGCAACCAGGTCGATCAGACGCTCATCCCGCAGGCGCAGGCCTTGAAAGCAACCCTCGTCGAGATGAACAAGGGCAACCAGCGGCTCGGTTCGGTCCCCCCGCAGGAACTGACCAGCTCGCCGCCTAACCAGACCGTGCAGACAGGATAGGAGACCCACATGGCAACCCTGGCGTCCGTTCCGATCGTGGTGGGAACCGGGTACCTGTACCCCGCGCTGCGCAAAGCCGGCGTCACGCTCGGGCCCGGCCGCACGCCTTCGCCCGCGCAGTTTCAGGATTCGATCGACGAGCTGAACCGCCTGCTCGGGAACCTGCACTGCGACCCCATGTGGATCTTCAGTCAGGACCTCCAGCAGTTCCCGCTGACGGCCGGCAAGAAGACGTACACCATCGGCGTCGATCCGCGCGGCGGGACGCCGGCCGACTTCCCGATTCCCGCGCCTTACGGGATCAACAACGCCAATTTCGTATTGGGCAACCCGCCGTTGCGCTATCCGCTTGGGATTATGACGCCGCAGGTGTGGCAGTCGATCATCCTGCAGGACATCCCCAACACCATTCCGCAGGGCATTTATTACGACCGCGCCTACCCCATCGGTCACATTTCCATCTTCGGGCAGCCGGTGGCGGGCGGCGCGCTCGAATTCATGGCGTGGAACCAGATTGCGAGCGTTACATCGACGACCGACGTAGTTGTCGTACCGCCGGGATATGAGGACGCGATCGTGTTGAACCTCGCGCTGCGCATGGCGCCGATGTTCGGGCGCCCGGTAGACCCCAACGTGTTCCAGCAGGCGCGCGAGTCGATGATGCGCGTGCTGTCGATGAACGCCAAAGCGCCGGTGCTGAGAGTGGACGGTCTCGGGTGCGGATGCAGCAGCGGCGGGCCCAGCGACCCGTGGCGCACCACGCAATGGGGGCCGCAGGGATGAATGGGACGGCTCCGACCGCATTGCTAGCGCTAGAGGTAGCATTGCCATTCGAAATCGACCGGCTGCGTAGGTTGGGCGGGCCGTCGCAGGCTAACTTTGACGCCGCGCAGAAATTCGCCGCCGTGCTCGGGTCAAAAGGGGATGTATTGCAGTTTGGCGGGAAAACAGGTGAGGCGGCGGAGTTGTTCAACCGCTTGGTACAGAGCCTCGCGGTCTTGGCGTTCCTGCCGGGCGGCGTAACGTTTCTGGGTGACCATTGGGAGGTGACCACTGGGAAGCGCGATGGAGACATCTGAGATCTACTCGATCGCGGATCATGCGGTGAGAACTGTAATGTCCCGGCGCGACCGGTGGTGGGACGCCGATCGCGAGGACGCGCGGCAGGAAGCGGCGTTCGCGATCTTGCTCGCTGCCAGGCGCGGTCTTGCGAAGGACCGGGGCTACTACTTCGGTGCAGCGCGCAAGGGCGTGTACTGGTGGATTCGCAACTGGCTGCGGCCGGAGCGGAATACCGTGCCCCTCGCGGAGCGGATCGACGAGTTTATTGCGGCCGACACGGCGATCTCCGGCGCAATGCTGCGCGGTCTCGATTCGCTCGCGCCGCTGTTGATTGCGCAACGCACGAAGGGACATTGTTTCCGCCAACAAGTCGAACTCGAGGTAGCCTATTGCCGGCTGATGGTCGAGGGTTACACGATCGACGAAGCTGCGGGCAGACTCGGACGTACCCGGCGTAACACGCTCGCATTGCGCGAGCGCGTCCTGCCGCGCCTGCGGATGATCGCCGAAGGCAAGCGGCCGGTCGCGAAGAAGTGGACACCCTCCGAGAAGCAGCTCGCGAACATCCGGCCGACGCCCGAGATGGTCGCCCGACGCAATGCGGCGATCCGCGCGGCGAAGCGCCGTAACAGGGACAAAGAATTAACATGAAGATCCCACTGTCCGGCCCCAGTTACACATCACGCAGCGTCGTCGCAGCAGCTCAACAGTGCATGAACCTCTACCCGGAGATGGTCGAGGTTCCCGACGAGCCGCGCCGCATGGTGCTCTACGGGCGTCCGGGCCTCAAGCTGTTCACCACGATGTCGCCGGCAAAGATCCGCTGCCTGTGGGCCGGCGGCGGGCGTCTGTTCGTGGTCAACGGGACCAACCTAACCGAAGTGCACCAGGACGGGACGCAGACGGTGAGGACGGGAACCGTGGGGCAACTGGGAAGCACTCCG